CTATATCGCGATTGTCGTCCAATCCTTCCCACGGTCATCATGATAGCCATCAGTCTGCTGCTGGGACCTATGCCCAAGAAGCTCTTTCGTGTTCACACCCTGCGCTTTATATAATCTTTCCGCTAAAGAACGCTGCTCGTGAAAAGTAGATGGGGTCTTACCTTCTTGTAACGGAATCTCAGCTTTATCGCGTGCCTTGCTGAAATTCGTTGTCAATGTATTGGATTTAACCTGGGCACCACGATCTGCTTGAGAAGTAGCTCTGAAAAAATGAACCAGATAGGGGCTAACGGCATAATCTCGGCAGCGTGAAATTATGTCGCGCAGGCTCCAGTTTATGGCGTTCAGGCGAAGCGATAGCGGGATAGCAATTTTGCTCCCTGTTTTTTCCTGAAGCACATGCAGGTGATCATCCCAGACATCGCTAAATTTCATATTTGAAATATCTCCGAGGCGCTGGCCTGTTACCAAGGCCAGAAGCATCGCATTTCCCATATAAGGATGATTGCTGTCCGCAATATCGAATATCTTCTGCCACTCCTCCAGACTCAGGCGCTGGCGGGTAATTTTTCGGCGAGGCTTTTTAGTTGCTGAGGCAGGATCGTAACCCGGAGGAACCTCACCCGCATGCTGCGCTTCTTTAAAAATATCAACGAACACTGTCCGAACTACTTGGGCCATTCGCGGCTGACCGGCTGAGACGTACTCATCGAGCAATTGGGCGATATCGCGGACATCCACTGATGGCAGCAACTTCATTCCGACACGCTCTCGCAACAACGAAACCGGCTTGCTTTTCTGTTTGAACGTGTTCAGCTTGATATCTCCCGTCGCCAGACGTTCTTCCTGAATTTTCCAGTATCGGTCGAGCCATGTTGATACCGTGATCGCTTTACCTTTGCTGGTGGCGATCCTGTCGCTGATCGCCAGAATTTGCCGGGTCCTTTGTTCTGCTAGACGCTCGTTTGCTTCCGTGGCGATCGCTACAGCTTCGGCCTCATCAGTGCCTAACGCATGGAATTTGCCAGTGATTGGATGCTTATAACGCCAGTAAACCTTATTCACCTTCCTGCTATAAAGGGGGTAAAGGTTCGGAACAGATACATTGTTTTTACGTGGTCTGGCAGCCATCGTTCAAAATCCTTTGCAGCAATATAGAGTCGTTTTTCTTAACTACCGGCGCGGTTAGTTCACCTACCAGTTCAGCATCTTCACGAACTCGCCATAAGCGGCCCTGCTTCATAGCTGGTGGAGAGAACTGATTCTGCTTCGCATATCTTCGAAGTGTCGACACGCTTGGTGGGTTGCTTCTGTATTTTTCAGCGGCCCATTCTTCGAGAGTTAACATCTGGATCATATGCTTTACCTCATAATGGCCCAGAAACGGGCCATTGGCTGAAAAACTGAAATCAGATTGCTGTCAGGCGCTGCCAGATAGCTGATACGTATTCGACCTGGTGGCGGGCGTCGGCTAGGGCATTATGCTGATCGCCATCAAAAGGGATGTCGTAGCGCGAGTTCAGCCCAACAGCTTTGCCCAACTCCACGATGGTTCGCACGTCCCGGTAGTTCCAGTGCGGGATCGGGAATGGCGTGTCGGCCAGTTCGAATGCTGCTTCCAGCAGAGAACAATCAAACGAACTACCATTCCCCCAGAGCTGCACACTCTTCGATCCGTTAGCCGCGTTTTCAGCGATGAAGTCGAGGAACTGCTCCAGCGCTTCTACCAGACCGACCGTATCATCCACTACGATTGCAGATCGTGCTTCCGGCGATTGCTTCAACCACCAGAGGATGGTGCTGGCGTCTGGTCTGGCTCCGAAGGACATCGACGATTCGAGGTCAATCACCTGGTAGAATTCAGCGCCCGACTCTCCGGTTGCCGGGTCGAAGAACACAGCCCCAACTGAAACAATCGGCGCACCCGGTTTTTTACCCATGGTTTCAAGATCCACCATCAGGTGCGTGAACATGGTTTCCGAGTTTGAGGTATCAGCCCCTAGCACCTCCAGTTCCTCTTTCAGACCCGCTTCCATCACCGCATAGGTTGCATCGCCAACCGCGGCACCAAAGTCAGGGCAACTGCCGCCACCTTCAGTACCACAGCCAGTGCAGATGGTTCCCGCTACGGCATCTGTTTGCGCAGCAGTTGCATCAGCGCTTTCGCCTGGTGGTACCGCATCACCAGTTTCTCCTTCCTGCGGGTTAGTCTCTTCCATCTGCACATCGCTGGTGGTCTCCTCATTAATTGGTGAACGGTCATCTTTTTCTGGTTGTTTTTCGTTCATCAGGCCATCGATAGTGAATACGCCTCCGCCGAGGTTCGCGACCTGTGGCTGGCAGGTAGCACTTGCCCACTGAGGCAGGGCCTGCGTTTCTGCTTCATCTTCACCAGCAAGTTTTTGCTCACCGGCCTCTACCCATTTCGGCAAAGCGTGTTGCTGTTCGACGGCTTGAGTGTCCTCTTCCGATTTGATGGACGGCAGAGGGAGAAGCTCGGTGGCCTGGCAGAAAGCAGCTGTCATTGTCTGGTTAACGTATTCGAGATGAGCAACTGGCGTCAGATGGATATTCTCCGGCGCGATGCGCACCAGGTTGAAGATGGCGGCGCGGTTGACTGCCAGAACGCCTGGTTGATTGCGCAGAATCTTGATCCAGGATTTCCATGGCTCTTCTTTGTTCGCGACAATCTCTTTGGCGCGGCGCAAAACACTGGAAGGGATTTCAAAGTGATGGAAATCCATAGGCAACAGGGCGCAGGCGATCTCAAGATCGAGGGTGTCCAGGGTGTGGTGCGCATCAGCGCCGCGGTCAGTTACATACCCGGCGTCGGCATTGGTTCCAGCATCTGTGCGCTGCACGAGATTAATGCGGTTACCCGCTGCCCATTCGCGCGTCAGGATCCCGCGATCGATATATGGGGTGGCTACCCAGGCTTTCGTGAACTGTAAAAGTAACGCCAGCTCATGGCGTTTATCCATGCTGAAAACTTCTTTAATCGCCTTCATGTAGCGCCACAGATCCTTGGTATCAAAAGCCTTAACTTCTGCGAAATTCTCTGCGGCCAGTAGCAGGTTTTGGACATATCCGTTATCCGTGTCCATTTCCATTAAGTGAAGCTCCGCGTGTACTTTGCGGCTGATATGATGGCGCAGTTCGTCAGCTGTCAACTGAGCCAGGAGCTGTTTGCGGAATGGCATTTTGCAGACAGGATAATGAGCGCCCCCGTCATCATGTTTACTGATCCTCAGGCCATGCTCAAACAAGCTCTCAGGTTCTTCCTTGACTGGAAGCTTTCCGCTCTTCCAGTCGTCAACCAGCTTATTGCGCTCGTCAGCTTCGGCTTTAATCCAGCTCGACATGAAGACGGCCAGCAGCGCATGATCATGTTCTTTATCCTGCGGGAAGATGGCTTTGATGGCCTGAACCAGTTTCCACTCGGCATGCAAGCTGAGTTCGCCAATATCAGAAACGTCATTTTTGGCCTGCAGCAGGTTCTGGAAATAAACATTTCCCTCATCGGTCACCAGCTCGTTGGCGACGATCTGCTGTTCCTGGCTGATCTCCGAAATGTATTTGTCACCCAGCAGATGGACAGCTAAGCGGACAGCCGGGGTGCGATTTTCAAGCAGGGAGGTGCTGCCCACATCTGCGGTATCAGTGGCGGTTACCACAGCAGCAGGCTGATTCTCATCGCTGGTGGCGCTGTCCGTGGCGATGGTGGTTTCGTTATGAGATGCGGCGCCCGGGATCACGTTCCAGGTGCGCTGGTCATCGGCCAGCTGATAGCGCTCGCACCAGGAGTAATCGATGGTGCTTTCTTCCGGCAGATCATTGAAAACCGGGAAATCGGTGCGGACAGGCTTCAGGTAATCTTTGCCGCGGCCGGTTTCGATGTCAGCGTCTTCCAGCTCGACATCCAGTTGCAGCGCTGCGCGCGATTCGGTTTTGGCTGTAAACCACAGAACGCCGTCAGGTTTTCCTGATTTCTGGGTTGCCTTAATATGATAAAAAAATTCCATCTTGGAGCCTCATTTGGGTGTAAGATACCCAACAGCTGATGATCGCCGCCTTGGGTAGTGGTCATTGGTCAAAACTCGATTCCGGAAAGCTTTGGTCGGCTGACCGGGTACTTAACCCGCCTTGCGCGGGTTTTGTGCTTATTGGACGCTGGTTTTTTTTGCCAGCTGGGAGACAAGCACGCCATCAAGCGCATCCAGCACAGGGTCGAACGTGGTGTTCGACGGGATCTTGCTTACTGCGCGGATTACTGCTGAAACTGAGATATCACCTTCACGCAGGCTGTAACCGCCGCCGGGCCCTCTGTGCGAGGTCACCAGATTGCCGCTGCGCAACCGCTTAAAGATTTGCTCCAGATAAGAAACCGAGAGCTTCATTTCTTTACTCAGTGTGGCGAGCGGTACCGGTGTGCCGCAGTAGATTCTGTCCAGAACTGCAACGGCCTGGACGGATGCCATCACTCGTTTCATTCCAAATTCCATGCCTTATCCCTTCACTGGATCCCGGCCGTAGCCCGGATTATCTTCAATGGCATCCTGCAGAACCTGAATCGCTTCGCAGTGCGGAAGGGTGAGAGCCAGCTTAATCGCCGTTCCGAACGTCTCCGCAACCAGTTCAAACTTCTGCGCCAGGCGGTTCGCTTCCTCGGTCTGCTCCTCAACAGCTTCTATTTCAAACTGATGCTCCTGCCAGACCTCATCCAACACGTCCTCTTCAACTTCACTGCGCAGCGCCTCTTTGACTTCGAGAACCGGCAGAACGCCGATCAACTTCTCTGCAGGTGCGCTGCTGAATCGCAATGCCAGTTCGTTCGCTGACATAAATCCTCCGGAAAAAAGGCCCGCCACGGGCGACGGGCAAAGAGAACTTTTCCAATTTAACCAGAACAGGTCTTCGTCTCCTGTTTGGTTGTGATGGCGGGATTACCATCGCGATGCCATGTGCACCTGGCATCAGGCTGGTAACAGCCATTGGTCGAAACTCGATTAAAAATGTAACGCTGGCTGTTGGTCGTCAGCCGGTTTGTACGGGTAACACTGTCCTTTCACGTGCTGCTCTGCGGCAGCTGCTTCACAAATGGCTTCGGTTTTATAGAGACCGAGCATGATGTCTGAGCATTCCCCAGTGAGGGCGCAGACTGGAATGATTAAGGCGAAGAACATGCTCATGCGTTGAGTTCTGGATTGCCTTTCTGCGCCATGAAGTAGCAGAACTTGCGGATCAAGACTTCAATGATATTAAGGCGAACGGCCTGCTGTTTTACGGGGTTACGTGCATAGTCGATCATGGTTATCTCCTTATTGCCATTTACGTCTGGCCGACGGAACGGTAAAGCCTGCTGCGCGATTGTTTTTGTCATCTCATCCGGTGTTTCGTATGCCGCCGGCAGCTACTTCGTGGGCGTCCTGCCTGGATGACTTACTTGCTGCTTGGTATGCTCGAAGTTTCACACGGCGTGAATATTACGTCAATACAAAAAGTGAATTTTATTTTTCACAAATCGTGAGTATTTTGGGGTGAGGACGAAAAAAAACCAGCAAGAAAGCTGGTTTCAGAGGGTGAGAATTAATTAGCTATTTGGTTCAGATTGATCATCCATCGGCTTGAACCTTCCGCGAAGGTACTTCTCAACGTATTCATCAATTTCTCTAAGCCTGACTTGAAAAATCTCAATCATTTTATCTTGCTCAGTTTCAGGTAATTGCTTGAACAAACTGAGCATTTCTCTTTGTTTTTCTGTAAGCCATTTATCTTCATCACCACGCTCTCCAAAGAGTAGTTCGCCTGGCGTGGTGCCTAATATCCTGGCTAAAACCATTGCATCGTCAGCGCCAACGTTCCTTAGACCGGATTCGTAATTGGCGAGACGAGAAGCAGCTGACCACCCGCATAACTTTGCAGCTTGGGCCTGGCTCAATCCCTTTTGGATGCGCAGCGTCTTAATACGCTCGCCGATCTGTTCTGAAATTGTCTTCATGAGTCGATTTTATCACGCATAGTGAATCATTATCGATTCACGATTATGTTGACATGTAATTCACGATATGTGAATAATGTTCACATCTTACAGGAGAGTCGGATGAACTTAATTTCTCACTATCGTAAAAAAGCAAACATTTCCCAGCTGGCGCTTGCACAACAGATTGGTTGGAACCAACCACGATTGGCGAACTATGAATCGAATCTGAGAACTCCAAGTCTGGAAGACTCCCGCCGTATCGTAGTTGCGCTAAATGCTCTGGGCGCGCGTTGTTCTTTAGATGAGGTTTTCCCACCACTAACAGATGGTTAAGGAGTTCAAATGCAAGCCATTACTTATGAGCATGATAACCAGAAGGCTATCGCTCCGCTGAAAACTAGAAATCAGTATGAACCTCGCCGCAGAGATAACTTGCGGCGCCAGGCGATCCTGACCGCCGTTCGGGAATGGGAGCTTAATCTACCCGGCCAGGCGCAGGACGTTGTTACGCAGTTGGTGGCCGAACAGTGGTCAAAAGAAGGCGGGCGAGGGATCACAGTGAACAAACAGAACCTTTATCGCTACCTGAAAAACGAAACCAATTCCAGCAAGTACACGGCTTACGTCATGCAACTTGCGGACGCGATCAGCATGGCAATGCCGATTGAGATCGCCAGAAAACATGGCCTCCGTCAGGGTAAAACCGACATCGAGCTGGTGGCCGAGGCAATAAAAGAGACCGGAGAGCACCACCAGGCGAAGTTGCTGGGCCTGCCGACTAAGAAACAGGCAAAGGAGGGCTTTGAGAACCTCCTGGCTAACGCAGCACTTTTACCCGGTGAACTTGCCGGGGTGATGATCGCTCACCTCCAGGCACTTGCACCACTTTTTACGTAATCGAGTTTTGACCAATGACCAATGAATCATCCACGGCAGGAGAGTTGTAATGGCTGGAGACTGGATCAAGATGCGTGCAGATCTGCACACACACCCGAAAGTCGTCCGCATTGCGTCCGCTTTGGATGCGGACAGATTGCGCGTAGTTGGCGCACTGCATGCTACATGGTGTCTGTTTGATGCCCACTCAGTTGATGGAGAGCTTGAAGGTTACTCCTCCAAAACGCTGAACGACATGATCGGCTTTGTAGGCTTTGCGCAGGCTCTGATCAATGTAGGCTGGCTTGAAGAATCGGACGTAAGCCTCTGTATGCCAAGGTTTTCTGAACACAATGGACAGTCCGCAAAGCGGCGGGCACAGGAGGCCGACAGGAAACGAAATGTCCGCAAGATGTCCGCAGGCGATGCGGACAAAAAGCGGACCAGAGAAGAGAAGAGAAGAGAAGATCTAAACCCCTCTCTTAACGAGGGAGCGCAAGAAAATTCGGAAGCGGGACAGCCCCCTGTTGAACCCACCGCAGCTCGATACCTTGAGGGCCTGGACGAGCCGATCGGGAAGTTCACCATGACCAGCGTGTGGCTACCATCCAGAGATTTCCGCCAGCGTGCGGCTATGTGGGGGGTAGCTTTGCCAGAACCTGATTACCTCGCTACGGAACTCGCAGAGTTCGCGTCGTACTGGGAATCCGAAGGGAAGGTGTTCACCCAGGTCCAGTGGGAACAAAAATTCGCCCGGCACATCGTGCTGGTGAGATCGAAAAAACAACCGGAAACCGGAGGTAAGGCCAATGCAGGAGTTCGGGGAGAGCCTACAGCATCCAGAGCTGTTCAGCAGATTCAGTCAGCACACGCAGAGTGGAGACGTCGCAATGGACTTGATGGCAACGGAAACGGCATGGCGCCTATGGCAGGTCATGGGGGAAGTATTCTCGAACCGGTGGACGCAGAAGAATGGGGCGGAGCCTTCGGCGCTCTGGATAGCCCAGATCGGTTCGATGACTGAACAGCAAATCAGTCTGGTCTGCCAGCAGTGCATGGAGCGCTGTGCAGGTGGGAACACCTGGCCGCCAGATCTCGCTGAGTTCGTGTCGCTCGTTTCGGAAAGTGGAGCGAACGCCTTCGGCCTGACGTCCGACAGTGTCATGGGTGAGTATCGCCGCTGGCGCAACGAGTCCTATCGGTATTCAGGCAGCGACAAATACCCGTGGCCGCAGCCGGTGCTGTACCACATCTGCGTTGAGATGCGCAGAACGGGCGTGGAGCGCCAGATGACAGAGGGGGAACTTAAAAAACTGGCAGAAAAGTTGTTAACGAAATGGAGCAAGCACGTCAGTAACGGCCTGTCGGTACCGCCGATTCGCCGCCAGCTTGCAGCACCGCAGCACCCGGCAGGGCCAACGCCGGCACAGTTGCTGATGGAAGAGTACAAACGCCGCAAAGCGGCAGGTTTAACCAACTAAATCGAGTGATGACCAATGACCAAACCATTAACCCAGAAAGACCAGGTGGCGATTTTTGTGCGCTACCAGCCGAACTGCGCCGTCGGCGACGTTTCCGAAGCGCTGGATATGTCAGGCGCTACAGCAGGCAAGTTGCTGCGCGAGCTGAGCGACGAAGGGGTGATAACCCGATCCCGTAACAGCATCCAGTACACCTATACGGCGATACCGCACGCCGATATTCCGGATGTGATCCTTCCGTGCATGGAGGAGAAAAGCGACCCGGTCAGGATGCAGGCCGCTGAGCAGAAGGCGAAGGCGCTGGAAGAAAAGGGGCTGTGGCGTCGCGCCGCAGCGGTGTATTCGGACATGTTCGGGATCGCCTGCAGTGCTGTCGAAGTTGCCCGAATCGCCAAACGGCGTAAAGAGTGCCTGCGCATGGCGGGGAGAATATAGTCAATGGCAAGTAACAATCTTCGCACAATCTTCCGTGCCATACAGAACGGCGGTAAGATCACTCCTCATCAGGTTCGCCGGCTGCTCGAACATCTCGTTGCGGTAGGTGCCTCAGTAATTACGCATCGCCGAAGTTTGCCGCCAGAACTGTAAAGGTTATATGATCCTCATAGCTATCGGAGGCGGAAGAAGCATTGATAGGATCATATCTTCCTGAGAATACGTGAACACGAATGCTACCGTTTTTTTCCTGCACTGTTGCAGATTGGGCGTTACAGGAATAGTGAATGGTTCGCTATGAGCAAGAGTTAACCGTCGGGAGGAGGCTCGCGATCTAACAACGGTTGGTACTAAAGCTGGTGTGCTTAGGAAGCGACTCGAGTAAATGGGCCTGATTTTGCTAGAAAAATCTCAGTCCGAAGTTTATATTAATTGTACATAGCAAAGTTCTGGGGATATGCCAAAAATGCATCAGAACTTCAGGAAAGTCATAGCAAAACCACATCTAGGATATTGTTAATGATTAGATACTTTTCAGGTTGTAACTACAAAGCATTTGATGATTTTAAAATAGAATTAAAACCCCTTACAATTTTATTGGGTGCGAATAGTTGTGGTAAAAGTGCTATTCTCAATTCTTTTTTTATGATTTCTCAATCAATTGATTCAGCTTCGCAGTCAGGTACTCCACTTAGACTTAATGGTAATAGGGTCGGAATGGGAGAGGCGCTCAATGTAATAAAAGATAAAAATCCAAACAATGAACTTAGTTTTTCATTTGAAGTAGATGATACAAATAGTATACAAGATCAGATACAATTTTTGAAAAGAGAATGTATAGATGCTCACTACTCAGTGGCAAGATTTTTGTTTCAACGGTTAAGAAGTGATAAAAAAACAAACTCTGCATTATCCCCTGCTATGCAGTCATTAGAGGATCTATATTATAGATCTGACACTTATAATAAAAATCAATTGCGCTCATTATCAAAAAGGATAATTTTAGTCTTAAGGGAGTTTAGGAAAAGTTATGGATCAGCAAAAAATAATTCAAAGCTGCGTATTCCGCCAAGTGTTTTAAATTTTGCAAATGAAGTGTCTTTTAAAAAAATAACAGAATGTCTGGTTCAAGTACTTCCATTGTCTCAGCAAAGGATGGCAGCCAAAGAAATAACTATAAAATTCAAATGCCATCCAAGAAATAAAGAAATTTATATTTCGGAATTTTTACTTCTAAACGACACTAGGGAAGTAATTTTTTCATTAATAGTTGATGTGAGAGGGGATATAGCCTTGAAGTCAGATGTTGTTGACAATAACATGCTAAGACTTTCTCGAAAAGATATCAAAAAATTAGCAAATCTTAAATCGATTCTTATTTTCGATAATGACCGCGACTGGCACTCAAACTACCAGCAATATATTAATGATCTAAATAACCCATTGGCCATTTATTTGTCGCGAGTTGTCGGGGCCTCACTTAGCCAAATAAAAGAGTCATTTGCAGGGCACAATGTGAATCATGTAAGTCCATTGCGTGCATTTCCGCAGCGATATTATCTTTTAGATAAAGCTGTTTATCATAAGCAATTAAACGCAATGGATGGGACAGAGTTGGCGGAAATACTAAAAAATAGGCCTGACATACAGAGAGCTATCAATGGACTGCTGCTCAAGTTCAATATTTCCGTAGAAGTTGAACAAGTTAACGATATCATACATAAAATATGTGTCTTGCAAGAGTCTGTAAAGTTAGAGTTAACGGATGTTGGATTTGGAATATCACAAGTTCTTCCAATTTTAGTTCAGGCATACTTGTCACCTCCCAGTTCGATCACAATTATTGAACAACCAGAAATTCATTTACACCCTAAAATGCAAGCTTGGTTGACTGATGCATTAATTAACATTGCAATGAATAATGATAAAATATTCATTATTGAGACGCATAGTGACGCGCTCGTAAGAAGATTAAGGCTCAGGATAGTTGATGAGGATAATAGTTTAACTGAAAATCATGTGGCGATTTATTACCTTGAAAGGAATCGCATTGGTAATAGAACTGATATTAACGAAGTAAAAATAAGTCCGGATGGTGACATCTCTTGGCCTTCTGAATTTATGGATGTTGAAATTAATGATACATTAATGATTCAAAAGAAAAAAATAGAAAAAATGATGAGAAATAACCAGGGGAATAAGCATGCCTAATGCTCATTGTATTTGCCCTGATTTTGTCGGGGGACATATTTCTGATCCGATTATTTTCAGCAATGTTTTCATGGGGACTTTGTTGCAATCGCAAGATCAAATTGTTCTAGATATTGAAGGGCGACTGGAATACGCTTATACTCAATCAATAGGAAAAGACACTGGTGCTTTTGAACTTTTAAAAACATGGCGTTTCATACTCGATGAGCATAAGAAAAAGCAAAATGGCAAGGTTCTTTTAACACCTTCTTCAGTTAATGATGATCATTATGGAATTGTTCTTGATGTAATAAAAAATTCAGCATCAACATTCCAGAAATGCATTTTGGCTTACAATAATTCATCCTATGAATCATTCTGTGATGAATTGACGCAAAGACGAATAGAATTATATAACCTCCAAAACGTTACTCCCATAAACCTTGAGTTATTTATGAGGAAAACTTTTTCCATGGATGATTTTATTCAAGATCTTTCTTATATTCTGCATCTTTTAGCTAGAACTAAAACGAAGGGTAGCCTTGAAGATGAATATAACGATCATGTTCGAAATATGTTACGCTGTAAAGACTATAACGTTAACGATCAAGGACGAGAAGGTGAGTCAGCTTCTGGTCTTGGCGCTGGTGAACTTGATTTAGTAATTAGCCAAAGTGGCTTTTTAGCTGCAATAATTGAAGCTATGAAGTTAAGCAGCATTAGTCAAAGCTATATTAATGAGCACTACCGTAAACTAGTGACAAGTTATAACCCTCTTCAGGTGAGTAATACCGTCCTCTTAACATATTTTACTGGTAACAAGTTTGATGAATGGTGGCCTCGTTATGTCCAACATATTAAAGGGATCTCGAAAACGGCGTTGGGTCTAGGGAGGAACGACCGAATTGTCCGAACAGATATTATAGATACTCCTTACGCGCATCTAAAGCAATTGATCCAATATCTTCAGATATCAGGTGAAATAGTAAAATGTGCTCATTTGTGCGTTAAATTTTAATCTTACATAAAAGGTGTTGTAATACAGAATGTTCTAGGTGTTGTTAGTGATTCTGATATCTAACCAATCTATAAAAAACCGCCATTAGTGCGGTTTTTGTTTTCCTTTAGATAAAGCTAATACATGTTACTCATCCTCTTTAAACAAAAGAAATTGGGATATAAAAATTTCACTTCTGACGCGAAAAATACGCAACACATAGGCAGTATTACGGATAATTAGCCCCATTAATCCCTAGGAAATAGATGGCTAATAAGTCATTGGCAAATAGTTCTGTAGGGTAAAGTTCAAAAATGTAAGTAGGTGGCCGGTTGTGGCAACGCCAGCCGCTAATGTTCGCTAAGGCGCTAGTACGTACGAACCAGCTACAGCGGGAGCGAGCAGCATACTCTTCCATACAAGCGATATGGGGATTCCAATATCGATCCGGCTAAGGCCTCTTCGGAGGCCTTTTTCATGAGCGCACTGTGGCGCTTTACTTTCTTTTTTTTCAAATTCGCCAGGCATTTTGTGCGCTTAAAACATTGATCAAATCAGCTCACAGGTATACTGTATGAATATACAGTTGATGCAGCGGAGGCAATTATGAAAGTTGAGTTAACCATTGATCGTACTAAAGAACTTCCTAAGGGCGCGGTTCCGGCACTGGAAAAAGAACTATTAAAACGACTCCAAAACCAGTTCGATGATTGCAGTCTGATGATACGTCGTGCAGGCTCGGATGGGTTAAGTGTTTATGGTGGTGAGAAAGAGGTTAAAAAGACGGTTGAAGAAATCCTTCAGCAGACCTGGGAAAGCGCAGACGACTGGTTTTATTAATACAGCATGCAATTAGTTTCCCGGGTGGAGGGGTGCGGTGAAAGAAACAGAAGAATTACCAAAAAAGGGCTATGCGGTCATCAGATGTCACGATGGGGTTATCGTTGCACGACTGCACACATTTCCGGAATGCGAGCGAGCGTTAATGTACAGACGTGGTGACGAAGTATCGTTTATGCCGCTCCAGCCCGATGAAATTGTAGGAACGCCGTCACTCTTCACGCTGATGCTGGAGCGGGCTGGTTATCGCGTTTCGCAGAATTCTGTTACACTCCCGTCATAGGCCTGAACAACCTATACCTGCTGCGCCACTGGAGAGAGACCATGGCGCAAAAACCAATCAAACAGACACTTAAGCAAACACTTAAACTGACCTCTTCCGGGGCCAGCGATTTCTTTTTTCCTGCGCGCTACCAGGTGGCGGCATGAAGAAAACTAACTTCATTCACACGCAACTCACCTCGAAAGAAGTGGACGAACTTGAGGCCCGCTATCGCGCCAATGACGTGCGCACTGTGCGAAGCCTTGATGTCGATCTGATCCACTGGACGCTCACCGCTTATCTGCCGGAGGCCAATAAAGCCCCGCGGCAGGATAAGACCTTCCAGCAGCCGATCTGGAGGTGAGCGTGAAGACCTACAACATCACCCCGATGGGCAAGCCCAGAATGACCAGGGCTGATAAGTGGAAAAAGCGCCCGGAGGTTCTCCGGTACCGCGCGTTCTGCGATCACGTTCGGCTGCTGGGCGTCGAGCTGCCGGAAGCTGGCGCTCACGTTACGTTCGTCCTCCCGATGCCACCGAGCTGGAGCAAGAAGAAGCGTCAGGCAATGGCGGGCAAACCCCACCAGCAGAAACCAGACAAAGACAATTTGGAAAAAGCGTTGATGGATGCCATCTATGCTGATGACTCCCATATCTGGGATTCTCGCGTGACAAAGCTCTGGGGTGAAGAAGGGCAGATCATCATCGGGGAGATCGCCTGATGCGCGCCTTACTGAAACCGGTTATCGCCCGGGAGCTGGGCGTGGTGCTTTTAAAACCCGGCAGCGAGCTGATGAGCATGTTCAGCGGCTGTCGTGTGCTGGTGGAGAGCCAGCCCACCAGCATGGCAAGCTTCGCAACAGGTCGCGTACCCGACGCGCGCCAGCCGCTGGCCGGTAATGGAGCACTGAGCCCGTTCTTCCTTCACGAAAAGGTGATCACCGCTGCTGGTGGGCTGAGTGGCCTGGAATACTGGTTGCTACGCCATGGCGACAGCTGCCAGTACCCGCACAGCGATTACCACTACCACGAATTGACCACGATGCGGCATGATCCCGGCGCAATCCGCCTTTGCGGCCACTGCGACAACCAGCTGCGCGGGCAGCACACCGAGCGCTTGGCGGAACTGGCGCGCCAGAACGTCATCGACTGGGTACTGGATACCGCCCGGTTGGCGCTGGCGCTAGATCTTTCACGCGAAATTTCTCTGGCTGAACTGTGCTGGTGGGCTGTGCGTGCCGGGGTTGCTGATGCGTTACCAGAGACAGTCGCCCGCGAGGCTTTGCGCCTGCCAGCAGCAAAAGAGACTTACCGCGAGAGCGAGATCGTACCGGCGGTACCGGCCACCAGCATTATTGCCGACAAAGCCCGCGCGTTACCTACAGCATCCGCAGGCGAACCACCAGCGCCAGCAACATCACCAGCCATCAGGCCAGTCGTCGGCGTGCTGGTAGATCCTGAGTCCCCACAGACCTTCATGAAGCGTCCAAAGCGGACCCGCTGGATAAACGAAAACTATCTGGCATGGGTAAAGACGCAGCCCTGCGAGTGCTGCGGCAGGCCGTCGGATGATGCTCATCACTTAATCGGCTGGGGGCAGGGAGGGATGGGGACGAAGGCACACGACATCTTCGCGATCCCCTTATGTCGTAAACACCACACCGAACTACACAACGACCCGGTTAAATTTGAGCGCAACCATGGTGCTCAGCCGGCAATGATAATCAGATTGCTGGACCGGGCCTTTGCGCTCGGCGTTCTGGCTTAAGGGAGATGGCAATGAATCTCGACAGCGTATTAAAGTTTTTTGCACCGAAAGGTATGCACATTTCGGATAGCGTCCGCGCAACATCGGGCGATCATTTAACCGTAACCGACATTATGGCGGCGCTGGGCATGACTCAGGCAGATGCCGGGATCGGCCTCGCCATGTATCTGGGAAAGGCAGGCATCAGCCCACAGGATAAAGAAGCCGCGATATCCTGGCTGACCGAGTACGCCAAACAGCATGCGCCGATGGCGGTGCGTAAAGTTGCGGGTAAAAAGTTCCCGCTATGCATGCGGATCCTCGCCCGCTTCGCCTTTAAAGACTACGCCTCATCAGCAGCTGACAGTGTCGATTGTCCAAAATGCCAGGGCAAAGGCATCATTACCAAAACCAGCGTGATTACCAAAAGCCATTACACCATGCGCCTCCCTCAGTTTGCCAAGGATCTGGGCCAGTCTCCATCTGACTTCAAGGTCTCCCGTCAGGTTAAGGATGTGGACCACCAGCTGTGCGGCAAGTGCAACGGCACGGGCCAACTGAGTAAGCGCTGCCAGTGTGGTGGGACGGGGAAAACCCTCGACCGTAAAGAAACTGAGTTCCAGGTCGTACCCGTTTATAAGGAGTGCAAACGGTGCGAGGGAAGAGGGTACAGTAGACCTAAATCCTCAGTGGCGTACCGCGGCGTTCTGTCCGAGCTGGACAGTCTTCCTGATCGCACCTGGCGATATAGCTGGAAGCCGTTCTATGAAAGTCTAGTAACGAAATGCTTTCAGGAAGAAAGCAACGCTGATGCTGAGCTGAAAAAAGTAACAAGAGCGCCTAATTCGATATAAATATCACAATTTAGCGTCACGTTACTTGCAAAGTTGCCGTTTTTGTGTAAATTTGACGTTAACGATGGGCATTGTATGTTCAGAGTTAAAAACCCGCCACCGAGCGGGTTTTTTTATGAAAGCAATTCCCTTCCTCGATGTAAGTGATAAATTAAAATCTCAATAAAAACTCACTTGTAAGGGTTTAGAGTGCGAAAGATTCTTTTAACAGCATTGTGTTTTTTTCCCGTTGCCACCTTTGCGAAATTTATCAACCCGATGGATTTCGATGGCTCAGAAGCTCAAAAAAGCGAAGTTATCGAATACATCAAAGAGCGCGTCCATAAAGATTATTGTGAGGGCCAGCTGGATATGTGTCAGGACACGGTTCTGCGCATGATGGAGCGTGAAAACTTGGACGCGTTCAAGCAAGCCACGCAGGCAAAAGATAAAAAGATCATGGATCGGGTGATCAGTGACTATTGCGACTCAACTTTAGATATGTGCAACTATTCAACTATTAATATGATGTACATAGAAAACCTGAAGTCATCCAAAGAAAGCCTTGAATGGTAATTCTTAACTAGCTCAGCTTCACATCATCTAATTATCCAATATGAGGTCACCATCTGGTGACCTTTTCTATTTCAGGCTCCCGGAACCCCCATCAAGGTCCTGTCGTTAATTCATCCGGAGAGCCTGAGCCCTACCCACACAGCACCCGCATCCTGGCGAGGTGAGAGAAATGTCCCGTATGAGCAAACTTGTCACCGGAGTCGCCCTCGGCACCTCAGGAGGAACCATCCTGAACGGCGTCCTCACAAAACTGAGTCCTGACGAATGGAGCGCCATCGGCGTACTGGCAGGTATTGCCGGGATAATCGTTACCGGACTCATTAACTGGTATTTCAAACGTAAGGTCGCCAATGCGCAGGTTAAAGCGCTGGAGAAATATGGTCCTGCTGTGAAAGTTGGAGAAGACTGATATGCCGATGACCAGCAACCTTCGCACTAAACTCATCGCCGCAGCGGGTGGTGGCGCAATGCTGATTGCCTCGCTGTTCCTCGGCGGGCAGGATGGCGTCGAAGGGCGGAAGTACCAAGCCTATAAAGACGTTGCCGGAGTCTGGACTGTCTGCGACGGCCACACGGGCCGGGATATCGTCAGAGGGAAGACCTATACCGATCGCGAGTGTGACCAGTTGCTCTGGAAAGATCTCCAGCCAGCAAAGCACACGGTAGACAATCTGGTCAGGGTGCCGTTGGGCGAGTATCAGCGCGCAGCGCTTTACAGCTTTGTCTTTAACGTTGGTTCTGATGCGTTCTCGAAGTCCACGCTGCTGCGCAAGTTGAATAAAGGCGATCATGATGGAGCGTGCGAGGAGATGAGGCGCTGGGTTTACGCTGGTGGCATGAAATGGAAAGGTCTCCAGAACCGGCGCGAGATGGAGCGCAGTATGTGCCTGGCGGAGAGCAAACATGACCTCTAAAGCCTGGCTGATAATCGGCATCGAGCTGATTTTATCCTTTATGATTATTTACCTCCTGCTCGGTCAGGTACTTGATGAGAAGAAGCGTGCTGACGACGCAGAGCAAAACCTGAAACTGGCAAACGCCACCATCAACGATATGCAGGTGCGCCAGCGTGATGTCGCTGCGCTGGATGCCAAATACATCGGAGAACTGCAGGATGCAAAAGCCACTATTGATCAGCTTGAGCGCAATGTTGCTACTGGCAAGCGTCGGCTGCAGCTCAACGCCAGATGCACCACGAACGGAGCGACCAGCACCACCAGCATGGATGATGGTACCGGCCCCCGACTTACTGACTCCGCTGAACGGGATTATTTCACCCTCAGAGAGCGAATCGAAACCAGCGGAAAAATGATTGGCGGGTTGCAGGATTACATTCGGCAGCAGTGCCTCAGATAAAAAAGCGAGGGCTAGCCTCGCTTGGATTACTCATCCTACTTTGCGATAGGGATAGCCAGCTTTTTTGATGTGGGCATCAAAATACTGGCCTTTTGAAGGCGCACTCATCAGCGCCGTGTACACGGTAGATGGAACCCGAGAGTATTGATAAATGCCACTGTTGCGGAAAGCAATTTCCAGAGTGGAAGTGGCTTGGTCATAACCTACTGACTGAAGATTTGAAGATGAAACAGGTTGACGAATCAAAGCAGTTTCCTCGTTTGAATGGCAAAAGTGCCGAGGAAATCGTAGAGCTATTCAAGACTTATAACTTTGTCGATGATCATGGTCATCGTCTGGATATGTGCCAGGACTTCATTGACTTAGTAGAAATGGCGACAGAAAAAGCCAGATAGTCATTCTAAAGCTCATCCTCGCGTGGGCTTAATAATGACATCCATGCCATATACGGGCATTTAAAAAACAGCAACCATCTGTATTAAAAAGCTGACGCTGATTAAGCCAAGGCCTAATGTTTGACCGGTTTTCCTCATTTTATTTCTTTTGAGTACCTTGGTGTCCTCATCGCCCGAGCAGAATTCTGCAGCTTGGAAAGGTTCATAACCATAGGTACATAAAGCGGATAAAGCGGATCCTGTTAGTCCGGCGGCTGCTGAAATTAATTGAATCTCTGATGGTGTCATAAGTCCTCCTAAGGGCTCGACAATGAGCTTTCTAAGAAGTAATACACGATATTCAAGATAATGAAAACATTGACGAATTCGTCAATAGCACTTTTGATATCACCTTTGACAGAGCTGTCGTAATGGCTATAGCGGATAAATTGTAACTATCCCCTATAGGGGATAAACTACGTTTATCGGTAGGCATGCACTGTCAGCAGGCGATATTGCTTTACTAAATGGTTTACAGATTTATCCTAATAGCTCTTTTTTAAATGGAGTTAGGTTGATGAAATTCCTTTGGGCACTTTGTATCGTATTCGGGGTAATTGGTTTTATAGAGGGTATTGTTAGCGTTTTTGGCGCTGTCAGCGCGCCTCAGCAGGCAGCTGGCGCAGCAATGGGTCTCGCCTGGGCCGTAATTCCATATTGCATCTGCCGTGCTATCCAGCAGATGAGACCGCAGGAAGTCGTGATCAAAAAAGAAGAATAGCCTCAGTCCTTCCATAAAATACAGCCTCGCTTATGCGGGGCTTTTTTATGTGCATCGTACCGCGTTACAAAGAGAGACTTTGAGTCGTGAGCTTGGGGATACGCTTCTCTCGAGCGGCATTGTGCATGGATGTATTTGGTAATGATATCCATTATCGTCTGCGGGTCCTTTCCGGCATGTCGGCCTGTTACGGGGCGGCGTCCTCGCAGATTCTCGCTATTTATGAAAATTTTCGGGTTTTTGCCGTTTCCGTTCTTCTTCCTGTTATCTGGCTGTTTTTACTAAAAATACCCCTTCAAAAGAAAAGAAATTGTGAAGCCTGAAAAACGGTGATTTGGCGTTTGTCGTTTCCTTTCTCTGTTTTATGCCAGGAGTGAGCAATGGAGGTTAACAAAAAACATCTATCCGAGATTTTCGGTGTCAGCGTTCGCACGATCCAGAACTGGCAGGACCAGGGGATGCCAGTAGCGCGTGGGGGCGGGAAGGGAAACGAGGTTCTGTATGATTCCGCCGCCGTTATCGAATGGTATTCAGCGCGGGATGCTGCAATAGAAAATGAAAAATTACGAAAAGAGGTTGAGGATCTGCGCATTGCTTCCGAGTCCGATCTTCAACCCGGCACCATTGAATATGAGCGACACCGTCTCACCCGAGCACAGGCTGACGCTCAGGAACTTAAAAATGCCAAAGAGTCCGCTGAGGTGGTGGAGACCGCATTCTGCACGTTCGTGCTGTCGCGGATAGCCGGAGAAATTGCCAGTATTCTCGATGGAGTGCCTCTGTCGGTTCAGCGGCGCTTCCCGGAGCTGGAAAACCGACATATTGATTTCCTTAAGAAGGACATCATTAAGGCCATGAACAAAGCAGCTGCGCTGGATGAAATGATACCGGGGTTGCTGAGTGAATATATCGAACAGCCAGGCTAAGGGGGTACAGCACTCTGTGAGTGCGGGGCTCCGATCGCTCTTCCGTCCCGAGCCGCAGACAGCCGTTGAGTGGGCAGACGATAATTATTATCTTCCGAAAGAGTCTGCTTACCAGGAGGGACGCTGGGAAACACTGCCATTTCAGCGTGCGATCATGAATGCGATGGGCAATGACTATATCCGTGAAGTGAACGTCGTGAAGTCTGCCCGTGTTGGTTATTCAAAAATGCTGCTCGGGGTTTATGCGTATTTCATCCAGCATAAGCAGCGAAACTCCCTTATCTGGTTGCCAACTGACGGCGATGCCGAAAACTTTATGAAGTCGCATGTCGAACCGACAATCCGTGATATTCCCACCTTGCTGGCGCTGGCTCCCTGGTATGGCAAAAAACACCGGGACAACACCCTCAGTATGAAGCGATTTTCAAACGGGCGTGGGTTCTGGTGTCTGGGGGGGAAGGCCGCAAAAAACTATCGTGAGAAATCCGTCGATGTGGCGGGCTATGACGAACTGGCTGCCTTCGATGAAGATATCGAGAAAGAGGGCTCCCCGACATTTCTGGGCGATAAGCGTATTGAAGGATCGGTCTGGCCCAAGTCTATCCGGGGATCCACACCAAAAGTCAGGGGCACCTGCCAGATTGAGCGTGCTGCTAAAGAGTCACAGCATTTTTTACGGTTCCACGTTCCTTGCCCGCATTGTGGGGAAGAGCAGTACCTGAAATTCGGCGATAAAGAGACGCCGTTCGGTTTCAAGTGGACGCCGGGTGAACCTGCCAGCGTGTTCTATCTTTGCGAGCACAACGCCTGTGTGATCAAGCAGCAGGAACTCGATTTTGCGCAGGCACGTTATATTTGCGACGAAACGGGTATATGGACGCGGGACGGTCTGTGCTGGTTTTCATCATCCGGTACCGAAATTGATCCACCAGACAGCGTCACTTTTCATATCTGGACCGCTTACAGCCCCTTCACGACCTGGGTACAAATCGTCAAAGACTGGATCAAAACAAAAGGGGATACCGGCAAGCGTAAGACTTTCGTGAATACTACGCTTGGCGAGACATGGGAGCCGAAAATCGGCGATCGCCCCGATGCTGACGTGATGGCCGAACGCAAAGAACACTTTGGCGCCGCGGTTCCGGAACGGGTTGCCTATCTCACTGCAGGGATCGACTCACAGCTTGATCGTTATGAAATGCGGGTCTGGGGGTGGGGGCCAGGCGAAGAAAGCTGGCTCATCGACAGACTGATTATCATGGGCCGTCATGACGATGAAGCCACTCTGCTCAGGGTGGATGAGGGGATCAACCGGACATATACCCGGCAGAATGGAGTGGAAATGTCGATTTCACGTATCTGCTGGGATATTGGCGGTATCGACCCGACCATCGTTTATACCCGCTCGAAAAAGCATGGCTTGTTCCGCCTGATACCCATCAAAGGAGCATCTGTCTACGGTAAACCCGTTGCGAGCATGCCACGTAAACGCAACAAAAACGGTGTTTATCTTACGGAAGTGGGGACCGATACGGCAAAAGAACAAATCTATAACCGTTTCACACTGGTGCCAGAGGGCGACGAGCCCCTTGCTGGCGCGGTGCATTTCCCGAATAACCCTGAAATCTATGATTTAGCTGAAGCTCAGCAACTGACAGCTGAGGAGCAGGTCGAAAAGTGGGTGGACGGCAAGAAAAAAATCGTATGGGACAGCAAAAAACGACGAAATGAAGCGCTTGACTGCTTTGTATATGCACTTGCAGCCCTGCGGATCAGCATCTCGCGGTGGCAGCTTAATCTCGATGCTCTCCTGGCAGGTCTGCTGGAGGAAGACAGCGGCCGTAAAAATAATAAAACCCTGGCGGATTACGCCCGGGCATTATCCGGAGAAGAATAATGGCGACACAGGCTGACCTGGAAGCAGCGCGCGCTGCGTTACATGACCTCATGATGGGTAAGCGGGTTGCGACGGTACAGAAAGATGGTCGCAAAGTGGAGTTTACCGCCACTTCTGTCTCTGACCTCAAAAAATACATTGCTGACCTTGAATCTCAGGTTGGTTCCACTTCACGGCGCCGGGGACCGGCAGGGTTTTACGTATGAAATTACCAGCTTTAGTGGGGCCGGATGGTAAAACATCCCTGCGGGACTATGCCGGTTATCACGGCGGTGGGGGAGGATTTGGGGGCCAGTTACGGGCATGGAATCCACCGAGTGAAAGTGCCGATGCCGCACTTCTTCCCAATTTTTCGCGCGGTAATGCCAGGGCTGATGATCTGGTCAGGAATAATGGCTATGCAGCCAATGCCATCCAGCTTCACCAGGATCATATTGTCGGGTCATTTTTCCGGCTAAGCCATCGCCCAAGCTGGCGCTTCCTCGGTATTAGTGAAGAGGAGGCCCGGGCATTCTCCCGGGAAGTCGAGGCGGCATGGAAGGAATTTGCTGAAGACGACTGCTGCTGCATTGATGCCGAACGCAAACGCACGTTCACCATGATGATCCGTGAAGGTGTTGCAATGCATGCTTTCAACGGTGAGTTGTGTGCTCAGGCCACCTGGGACAGCAGTGCCACCCGCCTTTTTCGCACGCAATTCAAAATGGTCAGCCCGAAGCGTGTCAGTAACCCGAATAACATGGGAGACACTCGCAACTGCCGTGCCGGTGTTAGCATAAACGATACTGGTGCAGCGCTGGGTTACTGGGTGAGCGAGGACGGGTATCCGGGCTGGATGGCGCAGAAGTGGACGTATATCCCCCGTGAGCTGCCCGGGGGCAGACCATCTTTTATCCACGTATTCGAGCCGCTTGAAGACGGACAAACCCGAGGTGCCAACGTGTTTTACAGCGTGATGGAGCAGATGAAAATGCTCGATACCCTGCAAAATACGCAGCTGCAGAGTGCGATCGTGAAAGCGATGTATGCGGCCACAATCGAAAGTGAGCTGGACACGCAGACGGCGATGGATTTTATTCTCGGCTCTGACAGTAAAGACCAGCAAAGCAAAATGACAGGCTGGCTGGGTGAAATGGCATCGTATTACACCGCAGCGCCGGTTCGACTCGGTGGTGCTAAAGTCCCGCATCTGATGCCTGGTGATTCACTGAATCTTCAGTCAGCACAGGACACGGACAACGGTTATTCAACCTTTGAGCAGTCACTGCTGCGTTATATCGCCGCCGGACTGGGGGTGTCATACGAGCAGCTTTCGCGCAACTATTCGCAGATGAGTTACTCCACCGCACGCGCCAGCGCCAACGAGTCCTGGGCCTATTTCATGGGGCGTCGCAAGTTTGTCGCATCCCGCCAGGCCAGCCAGATGTTTCTTTGCTGGCTGGAGGAGGCCGTCGTCCGTCGTGTGGTCACTCTGCCTTCTAAAGCTCGCTTCAGTTTCCAGGAGGCGAGAAGTGCCTGGGGTAACTGCGACTGGATTGGCTCAGGACGAATGGCAATTGACGGACTGAAAGAAGTGCAGGAAGCCGCCATGCTGATTGAAGCGGGGCTCAGCACCTATGAGAAAGAGTGCGCTAAACGGGGTGAAGACTACCAGGAGATATTTGCCCAGCAGGTGAGAGAAACAATCGAACGCCGGGCTGCGGGCCTTACACCTCCGGCATGGGCGGCAGTCGCCTTTGAATCCGGCCTGAAAAAATCAAATGAGGAGGAGAAAGATGACGCCAGAGCTGCGTAATCTCCCGCATATTGCCAGCATGGCCTTTAATGAGCCGCTGATGCTTGAACCCGCCTACGCGCGGGTTTTCTTTTGCGCGCTGGCGGGCCAGTTGGGCATTACCCGACTTACCGATACGGTGTCGGGCGCAACGATTGGTGCTGAGCAGATTGCCGAACCGCTGGCGCTCTTTGGCGATGACGAGGAAATGGGTCCCCGGCCGTCGCGCAGTTACCAGATAACGAACGGCATCGCGGTGCTGCCGGTTTCCGGCACGCTGGTGAGTAAAACCCGTTCGCTGCAGCCTTATTCCGGCATGACGGGATACAACGGCATTATTGCCCGCCTGCAGCAGGCCATGAGTGATCCCGGTGTAGACGGCATTCTTCTCGATATGGATACGCCCGGCGGGATGGTGTCTGGCGCATTTGACTGCGCCGATATTATTGCGCGTATGCGCGATATCAAACCCATCTGGGCGCTGGCAAACGATATGAACTGCAGCGCCGGGCAGCTTATCGCCAGTGCCGCTTCCCGCCGGCTGGTTACTCAGACCGCGCGGACGGGCTCAATCGGCGTGATGATGGCGCACAGCAATTACGGAGCCGCCCTGAAAACGCAAGGCGTCGAGGTCACGCTGATTTACAGCGGCGATCATAAAATCGACGGCAATCCCTACGAAAAACTACCAAAGGACGTTCGCGCTGACTTTCAGACGCGAATAGACGCCACGCGTCAGATGTTTGCCGAAAAGGTTTCCGCTTATACCAGCATGTCTGTGCAGTCCGTACTGGACACCGAGGCGGCTGTCTTCTCCGGCCAGGAGTCCGTGGATAAAGGTCTGGCGGATGAACTTGTTAACAATACCGATGCGCTCGGCGTGATGCGTGAAGCACTCGACAGACGCAAAAAAACAACCACTGGAGGAACTATGCCATCACCTTCTGCATCTGCAGCGACCAATCAGCCAGCTAACCAGGCAGCTACACAGACTACTGCACCGGCTGAGCAGGTCACTACCATTGACACAACAACCGCTGCCTTGACGGCCCCGGCAGACCTCAGCGCTCAGGTATCGGCAGCCGTAGCCGCCGAGAATGGTCGCATCATGGGTATTCTGAACTGTGAAGAGGCAAAAGGTCGCGAATCACAGGCCCGTGCGCTGGCCGAAACGTCGGGCATGACGGTCGAGAGTGCGCAGCGCATTCTGGCCGCGGCACCGCAAAGCGCCCAGGCGCGTACCGATACGGCGCTGGATCGTCTGATGGAAACCGCACCAGGCGCGCTTTCAACAGGGAATGCCTCTGCTGAAGCCGGCGACGATTTGTTAAACACCCCCGTTTAAGAGGCTAAAATGGCAATCACCGAAGTATTTACTCATCACCAGCCGCTCGGTAACAGCGATCCGGCACACACCGCGTATGCACCGGGCGAGCTGACGGCATCCACCCCGGCAATGACCCCGCTCATGCTCGATGCTACGTCCGGCAAACTGACCATCTGGGACGGCGAGCATGCAGGTGCAGCATGCGGCATTCTGGCTGTTACTGCAGATCAGAGCAGCGCGGAGCTGGCATTTTATAAATCCGGCTCATTCCGCATTGAAGATGTGCTCTGGCCTTCTGCCGTCACCGACGACCACATTAAGCGCAATGCTTTCACCGGCACGGGCATCAGCATCGTTTAAGTCACTTCGTATCAGTCTCTTTCATCCATAAAGGCCGCCAGCGCGGCTTTTTTTTACGGGAAAAAACTATGTCAATGTATAGCACTGCCCAGTTGCTGGCGGTCAATGAGAAGAAATTTAAGTTCGATCCGCTTTTTCTTCGCATCTTCTTCCGGGAAAGCTATCCCTTCAGCACTGAGAAAGTGTACCTGTCGCAAATCCCGGGTCTGGTTAACATGGCGCTGTATGTCTCGCCTGTTATTTCTGGCAGGGTCATCCGTTCCCGCGGGGGTACCACCTCAGAATTTACACCCGGCTATGTCAAGCCGAAGCACGAAGTAAACCCGCAGATGACACTGCGTCGCCTGCCGGATGAAGATCCACAGAACCTGGCGGATCCTGCCTATCGCCGCCGCCGCATCATTCTTCAGAACATGAAGGATGAAGAGCTGGCGATTGCGCAGGTAGAAGAGATGCAGGCCGTATCCGCCGTACTCAGCGGTAAATACACCATGACCGGGGAGGCGTTCGAGCCGGTGGAGGTGGATATGCAGCGCAGCGCCAGAAACAACATTGTTCAGGCAGGCGCTGCGGCCTGGTCCGCCCGGGACAAGGAAACCTATGATCCGACCGATGACATCGAGACGTATGCGGTGAATGCCAGCGGCGTGGTCAACATTATTGTCTTCGATCCGAAGGGCTGGTCACTGTTCCGCTCCTTCAAAGCGGTAAAAGACAAGCTGGATACCCGCCGCGGCTCTAACTCGGAACTTGAGACGGCCCTGAAGGATCTCGGTCAGGCGGTTTCCTATAAGGGTATGTACGGCGATGTGGCAATCGTCGTGTATGCCGGTCAGTACGTTGAAGGAGGCGCGCAGAAGAATTACCTGCCGGATAACACCATGGTACTGGGTAACACACAGGCGCGCGGTCTGCGAACCTATGGCTGCATCCAGGATGTGGACGCGCAGCGCGAGGGCATTAACGCCTCTGCACGCTATCCAAAAAACTGGGTACAAACCGGCGACCCGGCCCGTGAATTCACCATGATCCAGTCCGCGCCGCTGATGCTGCTTGCAGACGCGGACGAGTTTGTTTCCGTAAAACTCGCGTAATTTCCATCCAGTGGCCCTGTGGGGCCATATCTCAGGAATAGCTTCCATGACTGAAAAAGAAACACTGATCGCCCGGCTGAAAGAGCTGGGCAAGCTGCTTGGCCGCGATGTGAATACCAGCGGCACAATCCAGGAGATTTCGATGCGTATTGCCGAGCTTGAAGAAGAGCTGGATGAAGGAGCAGACCAGAATACCGGTGAAAGCAGCAGGCAGGCCGAAGCCGGTAGTGGGGCAAATGTGGGCAAAATTGAACCCCCGGAAACTGCCGGTGCTGCTGACTCAACCTCATCTGGCAATGATGAGCTGGTGGCAGTTGAGACGCGGGTCACGCTGCATGTTGATGCGTTGCACGGCATACGGAACGAACCTGTATCAATTGTTGAACCTGGCGTCACTATCCGCGTTGCTGAGAAAGTGGCAGTCGATCTGATTTCTCATGGGCTGGCCCGAGAAATCTGACAGGGGGCACCGTGGCTGATTTCGATAATCTCTTTGATGCTGCCATGTCTCGGGCGGATGACACGATCCGCGGCGTTATGGGCGCTGAGGCAACGGTGACGTCCGGCGCATTGTTAGGTGCCACGTTAAACGGGGTATTCGATGACCCTGAAAACATCGGATATGCCGGGGCAGGGATGCGGATTGAGGGTACCAGCCCGTCGTTGTTTGTAAAAACAGCTACTGTTAACCGGCTGGAGCGTCTGGACGTCCTGACGATTAACGGACGGATTTTTTGGGTTGACCGTATTGGTCCGGACGATTGCGGATCGTGTCACATCTGGCTGGGGAACGGCACCCCGCCATCAGGCACCCGCCGTCGTTAAGGAGGGGTTATGTCCATCAAAGGTCTTGAGCAGGCGATAGATAATCTCAACAGTATCAGTAAAACGGCGGTACCCCGCGCTTCAGCTCAGGCGGTTAACCGTGTGGCTGGCCGGGCAGTCAGCCGGAGCGTGACTATTGTATCAAAAGAGACGCGTGTCCCACGAAAGCTGGTGAAGCAGAGAGCCAGGGTACGGCGGGCAACGGTCAAAAAACCTCGTGCACTTATCCGCGTGAACCGCGGCAATTTACCGGCCATAAAGCTCGGTACCGCCAGCGTGCGCCTCTCCCGCAGGAAGCGGGATAAAAAAGGGGCCAACAGTGTCCTGCGAATTGGCCCATTCCGCTTTCCGGGCGGATTCATTCAGCAGCTTAAAAACGGTCGCTGGCATGTCATGAGGCGAACAACAAAGCCCCGTTATCCGATCGAAGTTGTCAGCATTCCTCTGGCAGCCCCATTAACCACGGCATTTAAAGCTGAGCTGCCGAAGCTTATGGATTCTGATATGCCCAAAGAACTCAGGGCATCCCTTACAAACCAACTCAGGCTGATTCTGACACGATGAAACACAGTGACATCCGACAGTCGGTCCTCGACTCGCTGGAAAGCGCAATCGGCACAGACGCTATTTATTTTGACGGCAGGCCTGCTGCCCTCGAGGAAGGCGACTTCCCGGCCATTGCCGTCTATCTGACCGATGCAGAGTACACAGGAGAAGAGCTGGATGCCGATATCTGGCAGGCCACTCTTCATATTGAAGTTTTTCTTCCGGCGCAGGTGCCTGATTCGGAGCTGGATGAATGGATGGAAGCGCGTATTTATCCGGTTCTGGCGGAGATCCCGGGGCTTGCATTCCTGATCACCACCATGGTGCAGCAGGGCTATGACTACCAGCGCGATGATGATATCGGTCTCTGGAGTTCAGTCGACCTGAAATATTCCATTACCTACGAAATGTGAGGACGTTATGACCACACCTAACCCGCTGGCACCGACGAAAGGTGCCGGTACCACGCTCTGGATTTATACCGGAAGTGGTGAGCCGTATGCCAATCCGGTTTCGGATGTTGGCTGGCTGCGACTGGCAAAGATTAAGGATCTGCAGCCAGGTGAACTCACCGCCGAGTCAGAAGATGACACCTACATTGATGATGATAACGCCGACTGGACCTCCACCATGCAGGGGCAAAAATCCGCCGGCGATACCAGCTTTACCCTGGCATGGCTGCCGGGTGAAAGCGGTCAGCAGGATCTGGTGAACTGGTTCGATGGCGGTGCGGTGAAGGGATACAAAATCAAATACCCGAATGGCACCGTCGATGTATTTAAAGGCTGGGTAAGCAGCCTGGGTAAGTCGGTTTCAGCAAAAGAAGTGATTACCCGAACGGTAAAAATCACCAATAACGGTAAACCCGCTCTGGCAGAAGACAGCGGCACGGAGGTGATTGGCGTGACCGGGATCAGCCTGGATAAATCCACCGCCGCGGTTGCTGTCGGTGCGACCACGCAGCTGGCAGTGACGGTCCTGCCAGCCAGCGCTTCAGATGCTTCTTTCCGCGTGGCGACTTCCGACCCGTCGAAGGCCATAGTAACCCTCAGTGGTTCAACTCTGACTGTCACCGGCGTGGCAGCGGGCATCGTTGAAATTATCGTCATGACCAATAGCGGTAACTTTGTGGCGATCTGCAAGGTGACTGTTTCCTGAATCCCGGGGCGGGAGCCCCGTACTCCGGAGTAAATATGTTTCTTAAAACTGAACTGCTCGAGCGTAACGGCAGCAGCGTGACGCTGTACCAGCTGTCGGCGCTGCAGCGCATCGAACACCTTGAATACCTGAAAAAGCTGGAAGCGGTTGAAGAAGGTGATTTCCAGGCTGCTATCACCCTCACCGTGAAAAACGGTGCTTACCTGGTGGCGCTGTCACTCTGGCATGGTCATGCGCTGAAAGGCACCTTCCCTGAGGGTGCGTCAGCGGAAGTGTCTAAAATTCAGGATGAAGTCCTGCAGACCTGGCCGACAGAGCTTATTGCTGAAGCGGATTATAAGGTGAAACTCCTCTCCGGCATGATTGAACCGCAGTCGGAGGATCTGCGGGGTGAAATCAGCGAACCTGCAGAACCTGTTACGGCGGAAAAGCCCTCGCCAGTGAGCTGACGTTTGCGCTGAAACTGGCGCGCGAGTTCGGTCGCCCTGACTGGCGCGCCATGCTTGCTGGCATGTCCTCAACGGAGTATGGCGACTGGAAAAACTTCTACCGGGATAACTTCTTTCATGATGCGCAGCTGGACGCCCACTTCTCCGGCCTGCTCTACACCATTTCAACCCTGTTTTTTGCCGATCCGGAGCTGACGCCTGACAGCTTCAGCATTCTTTCGCCTGCATCTGAGCCTGTTGAAGTAGCAGAGCGGGACGACGATGCGCTGATGGCGAAGGCGGCAGGTATATCAGGAGGCGTGCGTTATGGCCCAGACGGCAGTCGGTGATCTGGTTGTTAATCTTGACGTTAACTCGACGAAATTTAACGAGCAAATCAGCTACGTCAAAAAAGAATTTAAGCAGACGGGAGACGCGGCGAACGATTCAGCTTTGCGGATCCAGCAGTCATTCAGCCGCCAGGAGAGCGCTGCCCGCAAGGCAGGCATCTCTGTCGGTCAGTATACCGCGGCGATGCGCATGCTCCCGGCGCAGTTTACTGATGTGGCAACGCAGCTGGCGGGCGGGCAGAACCCCTGGCTGATCCTGCTCCAGCAAGGCGGTCAGGTAAAAGATTCCTTTGGCGGTGTTATTCCAACGTTTCGTGCGCTGTTGGGTTCTATCTCGCCAGTTATGCTTGGTATTGGTGCGCTCTCTTCAGCGACAGGGGCGCTGTTATATACCTGGTATGCCGGCTCGTCCACATTATTCGATTTCAACAAAACACTGCTGCTCTCCGGTAACACTGCGGGGCTGACTGCCGATCGGATGCTCACGCTGGCGCGAAGCGGCCAGTCCGCCGGACTTACGTTTAATCAGACGAGCAAGGCACTGACAGAGCTGATCAACGCTGGCGTGCGTGCCGGTGCCCATTTTGACGACATGAGTCAGGCCGTTGCCCGCTTCACCGAAGCATCGGGTGTACCAGTCGATAAGGTTGCCGCTGCGTATGGCAAGCTGACAACTGACCCGACATCCGGGCTTATTGCAATGGCTCAGCAATTTCACAACGTCACCGCCGAGCAAATCGCACATGTTGCCCAGTTGCAGCGTGCCGGTGATGAAGCCGGGGCTCTTAAGGCGGCAAACGACGCGGCCACCGCCGGATTCAACGATCAGACCAAATCCATCCGGGAAAACATGGGGTCGATTGAGTCAGCTGCTGACACACTGAAGCGCGCCTTCAAATCGATGTGGGATGCGGCGCTTGATGTCGGTCGGCCCGATACCGCCCAGGAAATGGTGGCAAAAGCAGAAGCTGCGTTCAAAAAAGCCGATGAGATCTGGAACCTGCGAAAGGGCGATCATTATGTAAATGATGAGGCGCGCGCCCGGTTCTGGAATGACCGGGAGACGGCCCGCCTGGCACTGGATATGGCGCAGCAGCAGGCGGGGATTGCTAAAGCGAACGAGGAGAATACCTCCCGCGAAGCAGCAGCGGAATCTGACCGTCAGAAGTATGCCGCGCAGGCACAGGCCAGCTATGCCAAAACCCAGACAGCCCTGGAAAAATACACGGCCCGTCAGAGTGAGCTTAACAAGGCGCTGAAAGAAGGGCGGATCCTTCAGGCAGACTACAACATCAACCTGGCGGCGGCGAAAAAGGAATACGATGACTCGCTGAAAAAACCAACAAAAATCAGGACGCCGGGTGGCGCGAAGCTCACTGACAGCACCAGTATTCAGACACTGGAGCTGCAGACACAACTGGAGGTGTTGCGCCAGCACAGTGATATCAACGACACGATTAGCCAGCAGCGCCAGCAGCTATGGAAAGAGCAGGCAAGATTTACCGTCCTTGAGCAGGCTGCGAAAACCCGGTCGCTGACTGAAGATGAAAAATCCCTGCTCGCCAGCAAGGATAGGGTGCTCGCGCAGGCAGAGATCAATGCAATACTGGGTGACCAGAACGCCACGCAGGAGCGCCTGAACCGTCTGCAGGACACGTCGCAGAAGTATGAAACCCAGATGGGTGAGAAAACGCGGGCGCTGGCGGAAAGCGCGGGGATGAGCAGTCGTGCGGCACAGCGGCGAAATGAAGAGGCTCAGTTACTTCAGGGCTGGAAAAACGGCGGCGGGTCTGAAAAAGATCAGGGTTATCAGAAAGAGCTGCAGGCGCTACAGGGATACTACCAGCAGCAGGATAAAATACGCGGTGACTGGCTGTCCGGTGGGAAATCCGCCTGGGCTGATTACGCCGATTCAGCCGGAGACGCGTACGGACAGATGAAAAATGTCGCGGCCAGCACCTTTGACGGCATGACGCAAAACCTTGCCGACATGCTTACCACCGGGAAAGCAAAATGGGGTGACTTCACCCGCTCAACGCTTTCAATGCTGGCGCAGATCGCCCTTAAACAGGCGGGGGTAGGGATTGTGGGCGCTGTGAGTTCGGCGATCGGATTCGCCGGTGGCGGCTATACCGGGTCGGGCGGTAAATATGAACCTGCCGGGGTGGTTCACCGCGGGGAGTTCGTTTTTACCAAAGAGGCGACCAACCGGATCGGAGTAGGCAATCTGTACAGCATGATGCGCGGTTACGCATCCGGCGGGTTAGTCGGCGGCGGCAGTATGCCCGCTTCGCCCATGGGAGGGGTTAGTGTATATGCCCCAGTCAGTGTCAGTCAGCAGGGCGGTGGTGGAGACACCAGCCAGGCTGACACCATCGGAACGGCTCGGCAGCTTCAGGGCATTGTCCAGCAGACCATCACTGACCGGCTCAAAAAGGAAATGGGGCCGGGTGGTGTACTTTACTCAAGGAGATAGCGGTGACAGACACATTCAGCTGGCGTACCCGTAAAACGGCCCGGGGAAGTGAAAGTGCCCGCACGCTTCAGTCCCAGTTTGGCGACGGGTATAAACAGATCGCCGGGATGGGGCTCAATGACAGGTCCGAGTCTTGGGATCTAGACTGGACGGGAACACGCAGCGAGGCTGCCACCCTGCGCGCGTTCCTTATGTCGCACATCACCAAATCGTTCTGGTGGACGAACCCATGGGGAGAAAAGAAGCTCTACCGGATGAAAGCTGATTCATTCAGTGTTTCATTCCCTTCCGGAAAAATAGCGACTGTGACGTTCACTTTCGAGCAGGCCTTTGCTCCCTGAATATCTTTAAATCCAGTTTAACCAACCGCCTCCGGGCGGTTTTTTTATGGAGTGAATATGAGTTTCACGCAGGATATACAGCAGCTGGAACCTGGGCAGCTTGTCCAGCTGATTGAAATTGACGGCACTGAATTTGGCATGAATACGATACTGCGCTTCCATGCGCACAATATTGCCACGGCTGGCTGGGCCGTCTTCGCTGCTGACAACCTGCCCGCGATCGTCTGGCAGGGTCAACAGTACGACCCCTACCCGTACGAGCTGAAAGGCCTGGAACTCTCCAGCACTGGGGCCCAGCCCACTCCCACGCTTTCCGTGTCGAATGTCGGAAACTACGTGACGGCGCTGTGCCTTGAGTTCGACGACCTGGCGAAGGCGAAGGTGAAGATCCACACCACGCTGGCGAAATATCTGGACGCAGCCAACTGGACAGCGGGCAACCCGAATGCCAGCCCGGTAGATGAGCGCGTACAGCTTTTTTACGTAAATGCTAAAACCGCAGAAACGCGGGTACAGGTCGACTTTGAGCTGTGCTCACCGTTCGACATCCAGAACCTGCAGCTACCCACCCGGCAGATCACTCCGGTCTGCACCTGGTGCACGCGCGGCTGGTACCGCACCGGTACAGGATGCGACTACAACGGGAACCGCTATTTCCTTAAGGACGGCACCCCCACGGATAACCCGGCGCTGGATATGTGCGGTGGCCTGATGCCGGACTGCGAAGCGCGGTTCGGGGCCGGTAACCCGCTGCCGTTTGGTGGTTTCCCGGCGGCAAATCTTCAGGGCAAATAGCCATGCGAAAAAAACTGATGGATGCGATCCGCGCCCACGTCTCAGCGGAATATCCGAACGAGGCCTGTGGTGTGGTGGTGCAGGCAGGACGGACGCAGCAGTACATCCCGTGCCGCAATATTTCGGCAACACCCACAGAGGCTTTCACTATCTCGCCGAAGGATAAGCTCGCCGCGTCGGAGTTGGGTGAAATCATTATGATTATCCATTCCCACCCGGATGTGGTGCAGCTTGTTCCGTCCGAAATGGACAGGGTGCAGTGCGACTGGTCCGGGGTGGAGTGGGGCATCATGAGCTGGCCGGACGGGGATTTCTGCACCCTGGCGCCACGAGAGGATCGGGATTACGCCGGGCGGCGCTGGGTGCTGGGCTTTGCCGACTGCTGGGCGCTGATCCGGGAGTGGTACCAGCGTGAGCACGGCATTGCCCTGGGTGATTACTCGGTGCCGTACGAGTGGTGGGAGCAGGGCGAAAACCGCTACGACGATAACTGGGAGGCAGAAGGCTTTATCCAGGTCGACCCGGCAGATATACGGCCCGGAGATATGATCATGATGCGCGTACAGGCACAGGTAACCAACCACGCGGCTGTTTACCTTGGTCACCACGAGCACCAGGACAATATCATGTTACACCATAATTTCGGCAGCCTGTCTGCCCGGGTTCCGTACGGCAAGTACTACCGCGACCGCACCGTTCGTGTGGTCCGGCACAAGGAGCTGATGAATGCTCAAGACACTGATTCTTGAAGGTGGTATGGCGAAAAAGTTCGGGCGCGAGCACAAATTTCACGTTGAGGATTTGCGCGAGATGCTCCGCGCCATGTGCAGCCAGGTTCCCGGCTTCAAACGCTACCTGTCAGAGGGGCATATGAAGGGGATCCGCTTCGCCTTCTTCAATGGCAAAAACAACATCGGCCTTGATGAGTTCGACATGACCCGCGGCGGGGCGGTGTACCGGATTTCAGCCATAACCGAAGGCTCAAAGCGCGGCGGCGTGCTGCAGATCGTTATCGGGGCGGTGGCGCTCGTGGCCGCGTATTTTACTGCGGGCGCCTCGCTGACGGCGATAGGCCTGAGTACAGCTGCCGCAACCGCGACCACGACGGCATTAACCGGGCTAGGTCTGTCGATGATGCTGGGGGGCACAGTTCAGCTGCTGACACCCCAGCCGAAATATAACGTCGGTGCCTCATCCAGTACGGACAATAAACCCAACTACGCCTTTGGCGCGCCGGTGAACACCGTGGCGATGGGATATCCGGTACCACCATTGCTTGGAGAGCGTGAGGTCGGCGGTCCGATAATTAACGCAGGTATTTTCTCCAGCGATCAGCAATAAAAACTGACCAACTCCAGACCACCTGCGGGTGGTCTTTTTTATGGGTGAAATATGCGACATCTTGAAGATGAGGCCCTAATTCAGGGACGCAAAGGCGGTGGCGGCAAACAGCATACCCCTGTTGAGGATCCGGACGACCTGCTGTCGACAGCAAAATTAAAAATGCTGGTGGCCGTTGCTGAAGGTGAAATTCAGGGTGATTTGACCGCGCAAAAGATTTTCCTCAACGACACGCCACTGGCTAACGATGACGGCAGCTTTAACTTCACCGGCGTGAAGTGGGATTTTCGCCCAGGAACGCAGGACCAGACCTACATTCAGGGATTGCCAGAAACCAATAACGAGCTGTCAGCAAACGTGACAGTCACCACCTCAGCGCCCTGGACACGGCAGTTCACTAACCTGATGCTGGATGCTGTGCGTATCAAGCTGAGCTTACCCGTCCAGTATACCTATAAAGACAACGGCGATATGGTCGGCACGGTAACGGAGTACGCTGTTGACCTCTCGACCGATGGGGCAGCCTGGCAAACCGTGGTTAACGGTAAATTCGACGGGAAGACGACCAGCGAATATCAACGCGATCACCGTATAGACCTGCCGGCCGCTACAACCGGATGGGCGGTGCGGGTGCGTCGTATCACGCCTGATTCTGTGGGTAACTCAAAACTGATAAATGCCTTCAAGGTATTCTCGTTTGCTGAGGTTATCGACAGCAAGTTACGCTACCCCAATACGGCACTGCTTTATATAGAGGTCGATGCAAGCCAGTTTACCAGTGGCGCACCGAAGGTGACCTGCAGGCTCAAAGGTAAGCTGGTACGCGTGCCGGACTCTTACGATCCGGTTACGCGCACTTACAATAGCACATGGTCTGGTGGCTTCAAGATGGCCTACACCAACAACCCGGCCTGGATATTTTATGATCTCGTGCTGGATGAGATTTACGGCATGGGTACCCGCATCGATGCTGGCATGATCGATAAGTGGGAGTTGTACGCCATTGCACAGTACTGCGACCAACGGGTTTCGAACGGGGCGGGCGGCACTGAGCCGCGTTTTACCTGCAACGTTTACATCCAGAGCCAGCAAGACGCCTACACCGTTCTCAACGATCTGGCGGCAATATTCCGTGGGATCACCTTCTGGGGCAACGACCAGATTTACGTACGGGCGGATGTGCCGCAGGATGAGGTTGATTTTACCTACCACGCATCTAACGTCATCGACGGGCTGTTTACCTACGGCGGCGGCAGTTACAAAAACCGCTACTCATCTGCCCTGGTCTCCTGGTCTGATCCTCAGAACCATTACAGCGACACCACTGAGAGTGTCTATGACTCTGACCTCGTTAAACGGTACAAGGTCAACCAGATGTCGATGACGGCGATCGGCTGCACCTCCCAGAGTGAGGCGCATCGCCGGGGCCGCTGGGCACTGCTGTCAAACGCGCGCGACGGAACGGTATCATTTGGTGTTGGGCTGGATGGTTATATTCCGCTGCCGGCTGAAATTATCGGTATCGCGGATCCGTTCCGTGCTGGTAAGCAGAATGGCGGGCGTATCCGGGCGGTAAACGGGCGTAATTTCACGCTTGATCGCCCCGCGGACTACACCGCAGGCGATCGCCTGGTGGTCAATCTGCCGGACGGCAAGGCGCAGACGCGGACAATCACGTCCATCAGCGCGGATAAACAGACGGTGACGGTTGCTACCTCCTTCAGACTGCAGCCTGATCCCGGCGCGGTGTGGGCCATCGACAGCGATAACCTGGCTATACAGTATTTTCGCGTCACGTCCATCCGGGCGAACGACGACAGCAATGGTGGTTTTACGATCACTGCGGTTCAGCACGACCCGGATAAATACCGCTATATCGATGACGGTGTGCGCATTACCCCAGCGCCGGTGACCGTTACGCCGATAAGCGTTCTGCCAGCACCGAAAAACATCCTCCTCACCGAAACCGACCACATCGAGCAGGGTCTTACGGTCGCCACCATGAATGCGTCCTGGGAGCGGGTGGACGGTGCGATCCGGTACCACGCCCAGTGGCGCAAGGATAATGGCGACTGGATAAACGTGCCGGTGACCAGCGCCCAGGGGTTTGCTGTGCAGGGGATCTACACCGGGAGCTACGACGTGCGGGTGCGTGCGCTGAACGCGCAGGAGTCAGGTTCGCCGTGGGGCTACGCCGATACGACTTACCTCACGGGCAAAACCGGCAAACCTGGCACGCCGCAGAGCCTGCTGGCGAGCGACGATGTGGTCTGGGCTATCGATATCACCTGGGCGTTCCCGGATGGTACCGGCGATACGGCATACACCGAGCTTCAGCGCGCCACCACGGATGACAAGGCTAACCCACAGTTACTGGCGCTGGTGCCGTATCCGGCGACACATTATCAGCATGGTCCAATGCTGGCGGGCGTCAGTCAGTGGTACCGCGCGCGCCTGGTCGATCGCATCGGCAACACCGGCGACTGGACCTCGTGGGTGGCAGGCCAGTCCAGCTCGAAAGCCAGTGATTATCTCGACATGATCGGCGACACGCTCGAGCAGACCGACGGCTATAAAAACCTTGTCTCAGACATCGCTGACCTCAGTGGCGATATTCAGTCAGCGCGCGATGACATCAGCACAGTCACTACAGAGTCGGCGGCGACCAAAGCAGGCCTGGCACAGGAGGTCACGGACCGTAAGAAAGCCATTACCGACGAGGCAACGGCGCGCGCCCAGGCGCTGCTGACCGAGAAGAATGCGCGCGTCGCGGATATCAGCAACGTCAATCAGACGATCCAGACCACCACCGAGTCACTGGCGCAGCAGATTGGTCAGATTTCTGCTGGCACCGGTTCGCAGTTCGACCCGGCAAAAATCTGGTACTTCGATTCGACAGTAGAGGGCTGGACCGGGAACGGGATCCCGACGATTGTTGACGGGTGGACCCGCCCGGCGAACCATGCCACCGATCCATGGGTGGCGTCTCCCGGTTCACTGGGTATTAACTCCTCGTCCTATCGCTTCGTTAAACTGCGCATCAGGAAGTTCGGGGCACCGGGCTGGGCGGGACAGTTGCGGTGGCGGGGTAGCGGTGGTTTTAACGACACCAATATGTTGACCGTCGCCGAGCCTGCATACGACGCGAACGGGATCGCCACGCTGGAGTTCGACAATATCCCCTGGGTGACTGAAACCACGATGAATCAGTTCAGGCTGGATCTGTCCACTAAACAGGATGCGACGAATTACTTTTTGATTGACTGGGTGGCGCTCGGACGGCCTACGCCCGGTGCAGGGATGGCGGCCCTTCAGGCAGAAACGACAGCCCGTGTCCAGGGCGACCAGGCGGAAGCCACAGCGCGAGAAACGCTGGCTACGCAGATCCGGGGCGGCTACACCGGTGATGATCCGTCGAAACTGGCCTCGGGCTTGCTCTACACCGAACGCCAGGCGCGCATCACGGCGCAGGAAGCGGAGGTGACAGCCCGGACGGCGCTGGAAGCGACCGTTAACGACAACAAAGCCAGCGTGACGCAGGAGCTGGCAACGCTGACGACTGAGCAGGAAGCACAGGCCACCACGTTGTCGGGCCTGCAGACCACCGTCGGGAAAAATACCGGCGATATCACGCGTATCGATAAAGTCGTCGCTGATAACAACAAAGCCCAGACTACCGCGCTGGCTGAGGTCAAGGCGGCAACCGACAAGCACACAGCTGCCATCAGCACGGAAACCACGGCCCGTACGGATGGTGACAGTGCGCTGGGGCGTCGTATCGACAGCCTGAAAGTGGATGTGGACGGTAACACGGCCAGCCGCGACGCAGGCATTGTTGGTAGTGTCAGCAACGCCATTGCCAACTTCTTTGCGTTTTCGGATCAGCGCGTCACGTTTGCCGTTGGCGAAACCAAAACGATGGCCGAGATTACCGAGGCCAGGAAGACCGCCGCGGATGCAACCAGCGCTGTGGCCGAACAGGTCACGACGCTTAAGGCCACGGTTGAGCAAAACGGCCAGACCAACGCCGCAGCCATTACGCGCATTGATAAAGCCGTTACGGATCTGGGGAGCGCTACCGCGACCAGCATTGAGCAGGTCACAGCGTCTATTGGGAAAACTAATGCCAATGTTCAGACGACCAGCGAGGCTGTTGCTGATATCAACGGCAAGCTCTCAGCCCAATGGGGCGTTAAGGTTCAGGTAGAAGCGAACGGTGTTAAGCGCATCGCGGGTATCCAGCTGGGCATTGATGCCGCCGGCTCCTCAAACTTCCTAATTTCTGCCGATACGTTCGCGGTGTATAACCCAACGACGAACGGGCAGGAGCTGGTGTTTGCTTCGACCGGCGGCCAGATGTTCATGCGTTCGGTGTTCATCCAGGACGGTTCCATCGACAACGGCAAGATCGGCAATTATATCCAGTCCAGCAACTGGGACGGGACCGGCAATGTAGGCTGGCATATCAATAAATCCGGGTATGCCACGTTTAACGGCGTGACCGTTCGCGGGACGATTTATGCCACCGACGGGAGTTTCAGAGGCAGAGTTGAGGCGACCAGCGGGAGCTTTAAGGGCACGGTTGAAGCGACATCTTTCATTGGAGATGTCGCCAACACAGGGGTGTATCCCGACTCCAGCAACCGGTCTAACAATGCCGTTTCTACCAGTGTAGCCATGGCATACACCGACTCCAGCAATAACGGGCTGAATAAAAACGCCGTCGTGGAAGCGTTGATATATGTCCGAGGGACTACAGGCGCGGTCGGGAGTACAGTTAACATAACTATTGCGGGTAACGTTCGCACGTTCACTTTTGACGTTCCTGTTGGTGGGTTTTGGTTCACTGCACGCCATGCTGCAACTGGGTTGACCGGGCAACGTATCGACGCAAGCATTTTCGTTTCTTCCAGTAATGCAACCGTGGCAATTTATGCACCAACTATCACTGTGACCCGCGGTACCGGCTCCTTCTCCTGATCCCTACAACCTCAGACCATCCAACCCAGTTCCTGCTGGGTTTTTTATTTTAAGGACATCACGAATGGCCACACTTGATGACGATTTAGCGAAAGCCGTCACGGAAGGATTTCGCCTGGCGCAAAGCAGTATCATCAACCAGGACCTGATTTTGTCGGGTACCGGTGACGTCACCGTAACCCTGGCAGACGGTTCAAAAAAGACGGGTCCCAGCTGGACGAAGCTGATCGCCCAGGCTGGTGCGGCAGGAGCCAGCGCTGCTGCAGCGGCAGCATCAGAGAAAAACGCAAAAACCTCTGAGACGAACGCGAACTCGTCAAAGACCGCAGCGGCAAGCAGCGCTACTGCAGCGGCCACATCAGAGAAAAACGCAAAGACCTCTGAGACGAACGCAAAAACGTCTGAGACGAATGCAAAAACGTCGGAGAATAATGCTGCTAATAGCGCCAGCAGTGCTGCAGCATCTCTGGCCGCCGCGCAGAAACTCACGTCTGTACCCTATGAGGCAGCGCCGTTTCCTGACGTCTGGTTGCCGCTGAATGATGACATGCGCCTGCTGGCGGGTTCCGCGCCTTATGACCGGCTGACGATTTCTGGACAGATTTTGGAGTTGCCGACAAAATCAGGAACCATTATCCGCACAACCACAGGAACTTATTTCGATAAAGCAGGGTCGATGAGGTTAGCCGATATTAACGAGCCTCGTTTCGAGAAAGAGGGGCTTTTAATTGAGCCTCAGATTACAAACCTGTATACGTATTCAGAGCAGTGGGGTGCAGGTTCACGAGTTACCACAACGAATAATAGCGGTGACTCGCCTCGTGGCGATAAAACGATGGCGCTTATAGTTGAGGATACTGCGAGTTCTGAACACTATACGCAAGACCGTAACATCACCTTAACTGCCGGAACGATTTACTGTTATTCGGTATTTGTTAAAGCTCATACAAATTCTCGTCTTTTATATTTACGCGTCGCAACGGGAACGACATCGGGCGTATTCTTTGACCCGGTTGCAGGAGCCTTCGTTGGTGGCGCTGTCGGTGCTCAATACCTTGATCGTGGTTTTGAAGACCTCGGAAATGGTCTTTACCGTGTTTGGATGGCAGTTACAGCCGGGGCTACTCAGAGTAGCGTTTTCCGTCTGCAACTAGCGAAAGACGGTGTAACCGCAAGCTATGTCGGTGATGGTGTCTCTGGTTTATATGTCTGGGGGGCACAGGTAGAAGATAGCCCGTTCCCTACATCGTACATCCCAACGATAGCGGCCACGGTAACGCGTGGGGCTGATTACTGGCAAATCCCGAAAGAAAACTGTGGATATAATTCTCTGGCAAATCTATTTAATCGGACTTTGGCATTTGAGTTTTTCCCTAAGTATTTCCAGGATGCCGCTGGTTATATTGAAATCGTTAAGGTTCAAGGCCCGAGTAATGATATTGCTTGCCGATGGGTTAATGACAACACATTAAAAGCATATCGCAGCAGCGGTGCTATAAGTGTGCCTTGTAAAAAAGGCGAAAGCGGGGTGTTCGCACACGCAATCGAAGGTAACAAAGTATCAACGTTCTACGGGGGTAATACTTCTTCCGCTGATAACGTACAGCCTAACGGCACAACGCAATCCGTTTCTTATATAGGGAACTCAAATCAAACCACATCCGTGAGATTTGTTTATCACATTCGAAATCTGCGCATCTGGCACCGCCTGCTAACCCTTAACCAAATTAATGGACTTCGCTAATGAGAGACTTATATCTGCGCTTTAATGACGCCGACGAAATGCGCACGCAATTAATCGCGGCGGGGTTTGTGGATGATGAAGAACAGGGTGGTTTATATCACCCTGATATCAGCCTGGATATCGTCGGCGTTATCACTGTTCCTGCTGAAGTTATCAATCCCGGTGAAGAAAAAGAAGTTATCAAGTACACCACCGAACCCGGCTATCACGTCAATTTGCGGGTCATGAATGACTCGCTCGATTTATCAGGGCTGAACGACTTTGTGGTTAATCCGAAAACACCGACTCGCGTCTGGGCGTAAGGAATTAAGTTATGGCAAACAGAATAGACACGGCTGAATTAAGCAGGGCCATTGCTGCCTGGACATCCACCATCAATGACGCGTCTCTGCCGGGGGTCGGGAGTACGGTTTATGGCGGATACATGAAGTCGCAGTACACCGTAAATGGCGTTGAGAAGATATCCGCCCAACTCCAGATCGTGAAACGTATCGAATGGAACTACTCCATTGCCAGACTGGTGGTGGTGCAAAATGCGGGGGGTACTGACTCCGCGCAGAACAACTACTTCGACTTCATGTCCAACGGCAATGTGCAAATCCCGGGACGTTTGTATATGGGCGGTCCAGCCGTGAGTTCGTGGTGGAACTCAGCACAGGCCCACTATGCCTCTTATTACGCAGAGACCGCCACGGATTCTCCGGGTAACGGGGCTATAGCTGGCCTTTCCTGGGGGTATAAACATGGCGGTGGGTATAACCTCCGATCGATGTGGGGTAATGTTGGTAACGGGCTGAGCGCCTGGGCCAACACTGCGCTAACACAGTTCGGCGATAATGGGGCTAAGATCCGGTACTGGTATTTCACCCCAGGCAACGGGGACTTAGTCACCTCGACAAGCGGGGATGGTGGCTTTTCTGGTAACTACACTTATCAGAAGTCAGCGACCTCTGATGCTACTCAGAAGCACGATATCGTGTACGACGACGGAAAAGCGTCTTACGAGAACATCAGGAAGATGAAACCCTGCACGTTCGTGTATAACGGGGATTACTTTGACCGTGTGCGCCGGGGGATCATTGCTCAGGACGCTTTACGTGATATTGATCGTGAGTATGTGAAGCTGGTTCCTGCTGCGCCTGAGTTCGACGAAGATGGAAATCGTTGTGATAAAGACGACACGTTAGCCCTGGATAACAACGTCATCATGATGGATACGGCGCTGGCACTGCATCATGCAATCGCAAAAATTGAAATGCTGACAACGCAGGTCGCCCACCTGCAGGCTGAGATTAAGGCGCTGAAAGCGTAACGGCATTATGATGTTCAGTGGTAATCATCAATAGGCATAGCCACCTTGCACTACACTCTCTATAAAACTACTGTTTGTATATACAGTAATAACAAATGAGAGGTCACCATGCCCCGCCGTCTCGACATTCATGCCGCGTTTGTGGCAGCCATACAGCAAAACCCAAAGGGCTACAGGTGTTTGCGTACAGAAGACTTCATCCGTGAGTTGGCAAAGGTCCATTGGCATTTCAGCCGAGCCGACGCCAACCAGTGGATAGCGCGCTATCAGCCAGATTTCACGGATAAGACAACTGACGGAACCGACAATCATTACTGGATCCTGCGCAACATGGGGAGAGTTCACTGATGGGATTTCCCTCTCCAGCGGCTGATTACGTAGCCCCTCGTTTATCTTCAGAAATTATCTGCGGAATAGGTATCGACAGCAGAATTCTCGAAACATCATCCGGGTTCGCGGTTTTCGAACCGAGCACCCGGCTGGTACAGAATCAGATTTTGCTGATTTTGTCCGGCGGCCGCATTCAGTTTGCTCGGGTAATGGGGAGGGCTTTAATTACGGATGATGGCGAAGCGATCAAGGGCGCTGCGGCGGAAGAGGTAGAAGTTATGGGTAGGGTCTCTTCTTCATCAACAGCACGGACGCTGATGAAAGCCCTGTGTAAATGCAGCCCATAAAAAAGCCCGCACGGGAGCGGGTATAATTTCCTTGGCTTTGTTATCGATCCCACGTTCAGGGCGAAGGTTTTTAAGATATCGGCAGCCTAAAGGATAACTTTATGAGAGCAGACTTTTAGGTCCTCGACTTGCTCGATGGCCCGGCGGAATTGGGACATATCAAGTTGTGTGTGATGTACGGATTTTAAGAAATGTTGAATTGATGCTCTGTTAGCTATATAAAAATGTTTATGATTTAGTACAGCCAACGGCTTGGGAGCGTCGTATCTGTTATGAGATTCATCTGTCCTGCTTGCAAAAGCAACCGGTTCTTTTTCACCTCGTTCGATCCTGTACAAAACCTGCCACACGGGGCCGTATGTTCCGTATGTGGTACTCGGCTTTCCACCCGCTCCCTCATTCCAAAGCCACGGAGAAGGCGATGGCCTAAACAGGTGAGATAGATAAGTTGTCTCCGGTGCTCACTACAGCCCTCAGAGGCTTAAAAGCCCAATCGGAAACCAGCCCCTTTCTGCGTTTAAGAATTATTAAATAATACGCTAATTGTATTTCTTTGATCTATTTGTTTTTTCTCGGATTTATTCACCTTCTTCCCGATATAAAGCCTAACGCGAAACCTATACCGACAGCAATCAGAATGCTTGTTGTAGGATATGATTCAACTTTATCCTTCATGTTATTAGCCCCACTGCGTAACGCATCGTCAGTTTTAGAAGCGTATTTCTTTACGGTTTCCGTGAATTCACTTTCAGGTTTTTCAGATGAGTGGTTAAACATAATATCCTCCGGCTTTTAAATTATCCCTTTAACTATAGTTAATTCGCTTGGGGAAATAGAAATTTATGGCCAGGTAAAGCATCTTAGATTGTTTTATTCTTACAAGGGGTGTTTTATATACTATATTTAGTGAGTTTCGAGGTTATCGACGTATCAGTTTAAAGTTGTTTAAATCATTAAAGGTTCGTAAGTATATGATACCTAAATAAACTGTAATGATTTATTTATAGAACCCAATGCAAAGTTTGCTGATGCAAAAGGGCTTTTTACCATTGGCTAAATGAAAACTGGTTAAAATGGCTGTCTTAGATTGATTTTACTAAATTAATAATTTGCTTGCTATTTTTCAGTGTGCAATACAAGAAAACTATTTGATTTTTATTTCTAACTCGTCGTGTATATTCCATTGGGAAGATAAAGAATATTATCGATGTAAAATTTTGACGGGGTATTTGATGTCGGATATCCCGTTACTTTTTGAACCAAGTGTCAAGTGCTTGAAATAAATGTTTAAACAATCATTAAAGAAAAAATATCCTTGTATAAGAATAAGATAAATGTGGTGCCGGGTGCCTCCCGGTGTATCTTCACCAGTCCTAAGATACGCGAGCATATTGCATTTTGACCAGTCGCCCCGCCGCTGAGGGGGATTCACCACTAAATAAAACTAGAATAAGAGCATGTTTTGTCAACATGTAAATCTGTGGCGGTGAGGGGAATCATTAAAATATTTCGCCATCTAAGGGGCGTATTAAGGGAATCATCATCTGCAGATAAGAGTAGAAGTTGCATAAATTTTCAATTTAGTTGCAACAAATCAAAGGTTGTTGGTTTTTTAGAAGGTCAGTAAGCATAGTCATTGTATTCAAAAAAAACCGTGTACTTAAACACGGTTTCTGAAAATCAGAAAAAGGTGCTTAACCATTCGCGTACTTCGTTAGAAGCTTAGTCATTATAAGCTACAATCTGAAAGCATGCAGTATTTCTGCGGAAGTGCTTATATCTCTACTGTTCACCCTTCATTCGGCATTAATCCGACAAGACTGTGGATAACCTTCAAAAGTCATTTTTTATGACAGTACAACTACTTGCCATCTCTTTAGTGGCATCGAAGATGAGATCGTACTTGGAAAAGGGTTTCGTACAAATGTAGCGGTCAATAAAAATCTGGCCACTGTTTAGAGTCTTCTGAGTACCGGTTTTCTGATTCGTTTGATGATAATACGCCATTATATTCATGAGGCAAGAGCACGCTGTAATCCCAACGATATAGTCTGTTACTGCGTTGACTGCGTCGTTGAAGTTTATGAAACCTGTCACCGTCAC